CAAAATGATAATTGAGTGGGGTTCGCAAAATGGATACAGTGATACGGATAAAACCGCATGATAAACAGCTTGAGATACTTCGGAATAGGAAGCGCTTTAATGTTGTTCGGTGCGGTCGTCGCTTTGGCAAGTCTTATCTGGCTTTTGCTCTTGCCCTTGAGAAAATGCTGGAAGTTGATGGCTCGTATGTTCTCTACACCGCGCCCTCATACACCGAACTCTCAGGACGAGAAACCGAAGCACAAAATTTCTTTGCACCGCTTGGCGCAACTTACAAACAAGGCCAGATTAAACTAGGTCGTAGTACATTGGTTTTGCAAGGTATTTACCGAGCGGATGGCTTAAGAGGTAATAAGTTTCATAGAGTGATTTGCGATGAGTGGGCACATTGCCCGAATGCTGAAGACGATTGGAACTTTGTGCTTAGTCCGATGCTAGCAGATTACGAAGGAGATGCTTATTTCTTTTCAACGCCAAAAGGTAAGAATCACTTTTGGCAATTAGATCAGCTCTCCGAGATTATGTCAGATTGGCAATCATTCCACTACTCGACATACGACGGCGGGCAAATCAAGATAAGCGAAGTCGATAGACAAAAGGAGCTATTACCGAGCTTAGTGTTTGCGCAAGAGTTTCTTGCAGAATATGTCGATAGATCAGCGGCTAAGATCAAGCGCGAATGGTTACGCACGACAAACGGCCAAGAATGTACGGCGTATTACATTGGAGTGGACTTGGCAATTAGCCAGAAAGAGACTGCAGATTATACGGCGATTGTGGTAATAGGCACGACAAAAGATGGTGAGGTTGTTGTAGTTGAGGCCGACCATTTTAGAGCGCAATTCCAAGAGATAGGCCGTAAGATCATGTCAGCCGAGCAAAGATGGAATGCAAGAGTAGTTGCAGTGGAATCAAACCAGGCGCAAGCTTGGATGGTGCAAGAGCTAAAACGCAATACTAAGATGAATGTCGTAGGTGTGAGAGCGGATCGAGACAAGGTAATACGATTTCAGCCTGTAGAGGCAAGATATGAGCAAGGCCTTGTCTATCATGTCCCTCATATCAATCCGGAATTTACCGAGGAGCTGCTTTCGTTTACGGGCACTCCACAAGACAAGCATGATGACTTTATTGACGCATTGGGCTATGCCTTCAATGCTATTCGCAAAACTCCACAGATATATGTATGAGTCTACTTGACCAACTTAGAGATAGAATCGCGAGCGCAGTTGCACCGCGAAGAAACGACAGACCGTATATTCGGTCGGGTGGCTCTCGCAATATCGGTGCGACTCAAGTCGGTAATGAGTTAAGCGCCTCTCTTCGAGGGACGGTCTTCGCTTGCTTGCAGCATAGAGCAAATGCTTTGAGCGGAATTAAGTTTGATGCGTATAAAGAGCAGAACTGGGAAAAAGAAGAACTCGGACGCGGTCATTGGACAAACGAGCTGCTTAGCAATCCTAATCCATACTTTACACGCTCGCAAGTTTTCGGCTATATTGAAAACTGGCTTAGCATTAATGGCAATGCGTTTATATGGACTCCGACAAATGGCTACCGCGTGCCCTTGCAGATGTGGGTATTAAATCCGACAAGAATGCGAGTCATTAAAGGCGAGAATAACTTTATTGATGGCTATGTATATCAGTCAGCACAAGAAGGCAATATAGCTATACCAGAGAAAGAGATTATTCACCTTGCAAAGCTTCACCCCGCCTCGCGTCCTGAAGAAATTATCGGAATGAATATCTTTGGCGTTGGTCTTGTTTCAGCCGCTTTGGAATATGCGAATATAGACCGCGAGGTTAGTGCTTATCTTGCACGCCTTTTTGCGAATAATACAGTCCCGCCGCTTATTGCAAAGTTCCCAGAAAGGTTTGACCAAGATGAATGGCAAAAGCTAAAAAGCGCTTGGAATGAAGAACTACCAGACTACAAGCTACGCGCTTTGCTCGGTGGTGGTATGCAATTAGAACTCCCACCAAAAGGCGAGCTTGCAGTGAGCTATGACGCGGTTAGCCGTGATACACGCGCGCAAATCGCTCAAGTCTTCGGCGTGCCCCCTGGAATGCTTGATGGATCATTCCAAAACCGAGCGACTGCAGAGGTTCAGTTTGCAATTTTTAGACAAAACACGATAGACCCCGAAGCTCTTTATATTGCCGAAGAGTTTACACGCCATTTTAGAAGATGGGAAGAGGATGTCTTAATTGAAGCGCATCCGTACGAATATGCAGATCCCGATGCTGATATGAGGCAAGAAGAGTTCGAGCTTAAGTGGGGAATTAAGACGATCAACGATGCAAGAGGCGAGCGCGGATATGATCCTATACCTGAAGGCAATACGCCGCTTATTGCTAATGGTTTTGTCCCGCTTCAAAGCGCCGTAAATCCCGCTCCCGCGCCCGTGGTGGCTCGAAAACTCTTAACCCGAGCAAATCCTAAGCTCCCTATCGTTACAGCCGATGCAAAAGACTTGTTTTGGAGAAACTTTGACGGGATAACTGAAGCGAATGCAGGTAGCCTCGAGAATGTAGTTGAGATGATCATAGCTCAAATCAAAGAGCAAGTCTTTCAGCTTGCAGATGACGGCGTGTTGACCTTGGCTACGGTAGATATTCCCGAGAGCGAACTTGCAGAATACGACGCAATCATAGCAGAGGCTGCAAATCAAGTAGCTACCGAACTTTATGCGACTCTTGCAATCGAGGGCGGCGTTCCTCCGACTGCAGAGGTTATCGCCTTGGTCGAAGAGTCAAGCGCTCAAATCCGAGATTCTATCGGAGTTATCAAGCAAGAAGTACAAGCGACTCTCACTGCAAACGCTGGTAAGGATAAAGACGAGTTATTCAAGATTTTGAATACCAAGTTCGACTCACTTCAAACAAGCAGAGCGCGTGCAATCGCAAATACGACCGCCGCAAATGTCACAAGCGGAATGCAATACGCTGTGTACAAAGACGAGGGCTTTGAGATGGTATGGCTTACACAAAGAGACGGCCGCGTAAGACCCGCTCATGCTGCTATGGAAGGCTCGACTCAAGGCGCGGACGGATACTTTACGGTAGTGACTGAAGTTCGCGATAAAGAAGGCAATATCATTGAAGTCAAAACCGAGAAAGCGCAGCGCCCGCTTGGTAGTGGACTAAGCGCTTCAAATGCAGTGAACTGCAGATGTCAATTATTCCCAGTTGAAAAGCAATAAAAATAAAGGTTTAATATGAATTTAATAACACGCGAGCTGAACCTACAACTTAGGGACGGCTACGAATACGAAAAAGAGGAAGGCTACGAAGAGAAAGAGAATGATCTCTATACTTTCGTAGTATCGACTCCCGAAGTTGACCGCTATGGGACTATCATAGTTCCAAGTGGAATAGACTATCAAGCATATCTAAATAATCCCATAGTCTTAGCTCAACATGACTCGGACAAGTGGCCTATCGGTCGCTGTTTGGGTTTTGCAATGAATGGCGAAAACCTAGAAGCTACAATTCAAATTGAGTGTATTACCGAAGAAGGTAAGAAACTCAATAAGCTAATCAATGCAGGTTTTGTAAAGGCCGTTTCAGTTGGTATCATACCAAATGAATACGAAGATAAAACAATCGACGGGCAAAAGGTAACTGTTTACACAAAGTCCGAACTTGTAGAGTTTAGCGTCGTATCAGTTCCTGCAAATCGCCAAGCCTTGCTTAAGAAATCAATCAAGACTTTACTCCAAGATTCAATTCAAAAATACAAAAAGGAAAAGAGAATGTTAACCCCAGAGATCGAAGCCAAGATCAAAGACGAACTTCTTCCGGCAATTAAGGAAGCGTTTGTTAATGAGGTAATTAATCTCGGCTTTTCACCTGAAGAAGCCGAAGCATCCGTAAACGCTTTTATTACTGCAGGCGCTCCTCCTATGCTAGCAGTTTTGCAAGGCGAAGTAGAGCCTGAAGTAGCCGAAGAACCAGCCGCCGCCGAGCCCCCAGTCGAAGTGGTAGCAGAGTCCATCGAGGCTAGTTTCGAGGTTCCCGAAACTCGAGTCGGTAAGAAAATTGCAGCTTCAACACAAGCGCAAATCAATGAAGGTATGGATATGATTCAAAACGGTTACAAGATTATCAAATCTGCAGTAGCCGGCGAAGCAGGCCGTTCAATTACTTTGAACATGCCTAAAAAACTCAACACAGACGAATTACTCAATTTAATCTAAGGATATTGCATAATGGAAAACATTATCGTAACAAAAGACCAACTGAAAGAAGTTGTTGACCGCAAAGTTGCTGATCAACTTCG